GCATCCAGCAAACACGCTACGGCAAGAAGCGCAAGGCTAATACAACAGGCACACTTGCTGCATCTTTATACTATGACTTAGATGTAACAGGCGCTACTCCATCTATTGCATTTAACTCATCGGCTGATTATGGCAAGTGGGTGGAGTATGGAAGGCAGGGTAAGGAGAGTAACTATCCAGGTATAGATAGAAGATTCGCAGCAGGAGCAGCTAAGCCTCCTGTAGAAGCTATTCTTAATTGGATGAATCTAAAGAAGATTAAGCTGAGAGCAATGGGAGATACCGGTAAGATGACGAAATTCGCTAAGAGCTCAGTTAATAAAGATGAGCAGAAGCGCTTAGCTGTAGCAACTGCTATGGCTAAAAGCATTGAAAAGAAAGGTATAGCTCCTCTCTACTATTGGAGAGATGCGTACTTAGAGACCTTACCTGAATACGGCCCACAACTGAACGCTGCAATGGGTGAAGCTGTGAACATCTATATCTTAAATCAGACAAGAAAATTAACTAATATTAAACCTGCATAATGGCAATTACAATTCATCAGCAGCCCTACATCTTCACTGCGCTTAAGCAGAAGCTTATAGTAGTGGCTACATCTACCAACATAGGAGAGCCTGGCTTTCGCTACGTTATAACGGTAAGCAATGGCACTACTACCAATATCTTTTACGTGCAGCCTAACTTGAGTGGAGCGTTAGTGTTTGACCTATACCCTGTAGTTTATCAGGCAATGGATTTAGGAGTGAACAGCACAGATGCTGTACCTTCTTTATTCGCATCCACAACGGTGCAAGATGCTGCTACATCGCGTAATATTTTAGGCATCAGCACAATCATTCAAGAAGGGTATGAGGTGCTTGGCTTATTCGAAGTGCAGGCTACTCAATATTATTTAGATGGCAGCGCGTTAATCAATGCAGCGTTTCAGGTTAGTGATGGCTTTAATCCTAATCCTGCTACTCACTTCGCGTTAACATCAGCCACAAGCTACATCATGAGTGATTTAGTACGTAGCACTTACGCTATGGATGACGTATTAAGCCAATACTCTTTGGGCGCTAACACGATAGGCATAACATCTTTTGCTGATGACTATGGGGTGCTAACTATTCCTGCTGATGACGGCACAGCGTTAACAGGTAATGACATCTTTGATGTACAAATAGTTCAATTCAATGCAGCAGGCTCACCGGTACAGACTGATGTGTTAGCATGCACGATAGGAGCAGGCTATATTAACCATCTACCTCTAATGCCTGCTAACATCGAAGATATCTATGGATTAGATGCGAATTGGCATCACTACCTACTTAACTTTAGAGATAGCTCAGGCAATCCATCTGCACGATCAATAGCAGTATTTAAGGCTGATGACGAATGCAGATTCGAGAAGATACGCTTAGGCTGGACAAATAGCAGAGGCGGATGGGATTACTTTAACTTTACTAAACGCTCTGAGGAATCTTACGCAGTAGAGCGCAAGCGCTACAGAAAGGTAGTAGGTAATTACGGCACAGCAGATGAAACTACAGCATTTGGATTTAGCACTTATGACAGAGGCTTAACAGAGCGCAATCCATTTGTAGAAAAGATGCTACGTATTAGAACTGACTTCTTAACTGAGGGGCAATTTGAATACTTAAAGAATCTTATCTATAGTGAATCAGTTTACATCATTAACGCTGATGGCTCAGCTACTCCAGTAGTAATAGATAGTAATAACTATACAGCCATTAAGAGTAAGTCTTATGTGAAGAATGATTTAGAATTGATGTTAAAATTCAGTAACGATTATACAGCCTAATGAGAGCAGAAGTAATTTTAACAGTAACGGCATCTAATGGCGCTGCTATTGTAGTAGACTTATACGAGAATGAGAGCATAAGTTACTCATCTAATTTCAACAGCGTTTCTGAGTTTACTACCAGGGGCGCTTTCTCGCGTGAGTTTAGAATACCTGCTACTAAAAATAACGTAGATTTCTTCGGGCAGCAATACAGCCCAAGCTTACTGAATAATGACACTACTCAGATTAATGTATTACGTAAGATAGATGCAACTCTATCAGTTAATACTTTACCAATAGCTGAGGGACACATCCAATTTAAGCAGGCAGTTACGCATCAGGATAAGGTACATGAATTCGTTATAGCATTCTTTGGTGAGACTGTTGACTTAGCTCGCAGCATTGGAGATAAGCTACTCAAAGAATTAGACTATACATCTTTAGCTCATGAGAATGACTACGCAACGGTTAACGATATCAACGATGGTAGCTTATTTGCGGGAGCTATCTGTTACACGCTTACTGATCGTGGGCAGAATTGGAGTGAGGATAGTGCGATAGGCAGCAGAAGAATCTTTAGCTCAGTTAATCCTATCTATACCGGTGAATTGACTTTAGCTGTGCAGGCTAAATGGCTGCTTAATAAGATTATCACAGAGGCAGGCTTTACCTATAGCGGCACTACTATAGACGATGAGTTAATTCGCATGTATGTGCCTTACGTTACTAATCCTTTAACCATGGGTTTAGTAAGCGCAGATGAGGCTAAGTTTAGTGCACGTTATAATTCTAACCAATCAGTAACTATAAATACTCAAGGTAATAACGGCTTGTATTATAAGCAGCTCATAAACTGGGTAGAAACATTAGATCCATCTAACAGCTTTGCTTCAAGTGTTTATACTTCGCAAGTTAATTACTATGCTGATTTCGGGGTAAGTTTAGAAATAAATGTAAATACTACAGGCTATTCATCTTTTGCAGTTCATACATACGATATAGTTTTAGGAATAACAAGAGGCGGTATAGAAACAATAGTACCTATTCCATACGCTCAAAACGTAGGACCTACTGAATTTGATTATGATCAGGGAGGTAACGTATTTATAGTAAGCCAAAATAATCCATTCACAGTTAACGCATCTACTAACTTACTCTTAGAGATAGGTGATGAAATTAGAGTTTATATCTATGCTCATGCAGGAAGCTCTCAAGCTGTAACAATAAATTCAGGAAGTACAATAGGTATTACTTATGCAAGCGGTGAGGTTTACGGGCAAACAGTTAGCTTTGCTCGCAACGCACCTGAGATGAAGCAGGTAGATTACTTGCGAGATATCCTCAAGATGTTTAACGCTGTGCTTGTACCTAATCCAAACACACCTAACGCAGTAGAGATTATTCCAATGGTGGAGTATTTGGGTAGCGGTGATGATTATGATTGGACAGGTAAGTTAGACACATCTAAAGATATTCTCTTAACTCCAGCTTCAGATATCAGAAAGCGAGTGCTTAAGTGGAGCTATAAAGAGCAGGGAGATTTCTTTAATGCTAAGTATAAGAGTGGTGCTCAGAGAGTGTATGGCGAGCTTCGCTTAACCGATGCAGGCAATGACTTTAGCACAAGTGATTATACAGTAGAATTAAACTTCGGAGCTTCGCCTTGCGATTTGATTCCAAACACTACGTATATCATCCCTAAATACTTTAACGAGAAGGGTGAGTTTATGACACCTGGGCCGCGTATTCTTTATAGAAGAGATTTCGCAGAGAGCGCTGTAGTCATGGTTTACGATGAGGTAGCAGAAGAGGCGAGCTTTACAGTTATCCCATTGCTATCTCACTATCGTAGTATTCCAACTGCAATAGGTACTAATGACTTAAACTTCGGCCAAGAGATTCCTCCGCATCCAATAGAGGCCATGCCATTACATACGCTCTTTGATAGATATTGGAGACAGTACATTGCAGAGCTTTACGATGACGAGCAGAAGATAATGGAGGCTTACTTTCAGTTAGGAGTAACCGATGTATTTAACTTGAAATTCAATGATAAGATTTGGGTTAAAGATTCTTGGTGGAGAGTCATAGAGCTAACAGATTACATAGTAGCAGAAGAGCAAGTAACTAAATGCAAGCTCATGCGCTTGTTAGATATAGGTGCACTTTGTCAATACACACCATCTACCATTAATGTAAGCACAGGAGCAGTAGAATTTGTAGATTACGATGGAGGCACAAGCTACGGATCACAAGAATGCTGCGAGTATTATGGCTATACTTGGAGCACAGCTAAAGGCCGATGCTTTGCAAGTACAGGAGAGAGTGGAAGTAACGGCATCATAAGCTCACCTAACAATGTAGGCGGTAGCAATATCACTAATACAAGTGGTAATCAGAAGAGCGCTACCGGTATGGGTAACGTGAATAGAGCTGAGATAGAGAATAATAACGAGCGCATCTTAGTGAGTGGATCAGGGCATGCTATCTCACCTAACAATAACTACAGCCAAGCGTTAGGCTATCGCAACTTCATCAGACCTAACTTAGAAGGCACTACTGTCTTGGGTAAGTGGGCAGAGGCTGATGTAAGAGGGGTGCACTTTGGAGGTGGTACGTGGTACGATGGAGCATCTGACTTCGGTACAACTATACCAGGGCGCAATCAGCATGGCTTTATTCAGCTCATGGGCTTAGGCGCTTTAACTACCAATCCAATAAACATAGATTTGTTTGTAGATGGTGTTAACGGTGGTAAAATTGTTATGCCTACTGAATCGGTATGGATGGTTAAAGTATTTCTTTCTATCCTTGAATATGATTACGGCACTACTGACTACACAGGTAACGTAGCAACTGTTGAATATAGCACCATGTTTTGGAGAGACAAGGTTACACACTACGCAGCTACTCCTCATCTGATTCATGACTTTCATAATGGATGGGCATCGGGTAGATTTGACCTTTATACTCCCATTGTAGGCGGTGCAATAGCGCCATACATCACTGCAAAAGTATTAGGCAAGACTGCAGTAATCAGCGCTACCTTCCAATACACTCAAGTTAAATTCCAACGTACACCTATAATATGACGAATCCTAACGAAGATATCTTAATGAGCATGACTCTGCTACGCAATAACGTGCAGGGCAAGAGCAAAGAGTTTAAGCAGGCGGCAGGTATCTATTATGCTAAGCGTAAAGTGTGGCAAATAAGAGCTATTAATTACACTATACTTATAGGGTTACTTAGTTTAATTGGTTTAATAATTTATAGCGCAATATAATGGCTACACAAGAGATGATATTAAGACTCTCGTTTGATGACGAGGGTACATTTACAGGTTTAGAAGATATCAATCAGGAGCTTGCAAAAACAGATGCAGCTACTAAATCAGTAGAGAAATCTACTAAGACACTTAAGCAGCAATATGCTGAGCTGAAAAAACAGCAAGACCAATTCGATCCAGGCACAGAGAAGTTCAATGAGCTTTCTCAAAAGATGGGAGAGCTTAAGGATAGAATGAATGATGCAGCCGAGGCTGTTAAGGGAAATACAGGGCCTGCTATTGAGGGTATGAGTAATACCTTCGGAATCATGGGTGAGCAGCTAAGCAACTTAGACTTTGAAGGATTAACACAATCCATTCAGACATTTAGCGGCAATCTTTCGCGTATAGATACAGCAGCTTTAGGCACAGGTTTAAAAGCAGCTTTTCAGGCAGGGGTAGCAGGTGTAAAAGCTTTAGGTAAAGCTATCTTAGCTAATCCTATTTTACTCTTAGTGGCTATTATAATTTCTATTATAGCCTACTGGGAAGAGCTTAGTGATTTAGTTACAGGCAAGAGCAAGATGCTTGAGAATCTTAAAGCTCAGGCTGAGGCGCTTAAAGCTCAAGAGCAATCATTAACGCGAGAGCTTGCATTGCAGAAAGCATTAGGTGCAGGCGCTGCTCAGATATTACGCACTGAATTGGAATTGCTTAAGAATAAGCAAAAGCAAGCAGAGGTAGCAATGAAAATAGCCTATGCTGAAAAGAATAGAGAGGAATTCTTAGCAGCACAGCAAGCACAGTTACAAGCTATTAATGAGCTTGAGATGCGTAAGGTTAAGATTAACCAAGATGCACAAGCTTTATTAGATAAGATTCGTAGTAGTACAGATGACCAATACAATAAGCAGCTTCTGCAAAACCAAGCCTTTAGCGAATACAAAAAAGCCACTGAGGAGTTAAGTGTATTACAGCAACTAAACAACGAGAGAGCAAGGCAGATAAATACAGAGATAGCCGCAGCTCGCCAGGCAGGAAATAACGCTTTAGCAGATCAGTTAGTTTTAGAAAGAGAATCATTAAAGCTTCAAAATATTTCACTCCAAAATAATAAGGATGAGATATGGAATGCAGGCGAAGCAGCTAAAGCAAATGTTAAGACAGAGAAAGAGCTTGAGGCTATAGCTAAAGCTAAGGCAGCGGCAGCAGAAAGAAAAGCTAAGGCAGATGCTGAAGCTAAGAAAATTCAGGAGGATGCTTTAGAAGTAGATAAAAGATTAGACGCTATAGAGAAGGAGAGAGCTGATTCTAAAAAGACTGATTTAAACAGAGAGATAGATGACACCTTAGCACTACAAAAGACTGAGGAGGAGGCTTATAAAAAAGCAAACAAGAGTGAGAAAGAGCTGCAAGATTTAAAGATAAGACACTCGCAAGAGCTGCAAGGTTTATTAGAAAAATATGCCAAGATAGAGCAAGATTTAGCAGATGAGGCAGCAAAGAAATTAAGAGAGTTAAACCAAGAAGCTTTAAATCAAAAACAAGCTGATGCAATAGAGCTTCAGTCTATTATTGATGCAGCAGATGAGGCTAACTTTCAAGCTACTTTAAGTAAGCAAGAGCAGGAGCTTATGGCTTCTCAAGAGTATTACTTTCAACTTAAGACGCAAGCTGAAGCAGCAGGATTAGATGCTACTGCATTAGTAGAAGAGCAGGCGCGTAAAGAGAATGAGATTAAAGAGAAGTATAGAAAGGAAGATCAGGCTAATAGATTAGCTAACATCCAATCTAATTTCGATATGGCAGCACTTGCATTAGACGCGCTAAGCTCACTTAATGAGGCTACTGCTAAGGGAGATGAGGCAAGCCAGCGCAAAGCTTTCGAACGCAACAAGATGATTCAGAAAGCGCAGGCTACTATAGCTATGGCGAGCGGTATAGTTCAGCAGTTAGCTGTTCCACAAGATCAGTTAACCGGTATGAACTTCGCGAAAGCGGCAGCAGTAGCAGCAGCAGGTATAGCTAACATAGTTAAGATTAACCAAACGCAATATGGTGGCTCTACTCCTTCGGCAAGCGGAGGCAACTTAACTGCACCATCTGCATCTAATGCACCTGCGATAGATTTTAGCGCAGCCAATCTACAGACTAACGCACCTGGAGGATTAGAAACTTATGTGCTTGCAGGCAACGTAGCTAACGCTTTAGAGGCAAGGCAGAAGATAATAGATCAATCTTATTTGTAACGAATATGGCGAATTTTCCACTATTAAAAAAGTGCATAGCCCGAGGTGTGAGAAATGCTCTATCTGAAATAGATAAGGCAGAATTAGAAGATACTGAAGCTATAATTGATGAAGTGATTAACGCAATCTTATACGAAATAAACGAGACTTATGACAGAGAATAACGAAATAAAATTAATTGAATACGGCTTAGGCGAAGATGATTCTAACATGGGTGTATACGCTGTGAGCTTAGTTAGTGAGCCTGCGATAATGGTAGACTTCGTAGCGCTATCTAAACAGAATCTCTTACTTGCTCGCGTAGAAGATGGAGAGAAGCGCATGCTGTATGGCCCTGCTCTTATCCCTAATCAGCCTATAGTTAGATACGATGGTAATGGCGAAAAGTATTTTATCACTTATAGCAAAGAGACCATTGAGCAGACAGCGCAAGAATTCTTAAAGCGTAACATGCACCATAACCATACTATTCAGCATGAGATGCCTGTGAACAATCTCACTGTTGTAGAGTCATGGATTAAGATGGGCGCAGATAAGGGAGATAACTACGGCTTTGAATTGCCTGATGGTACTTGGATGATTGGAGTGAAGGTAGATGATGATAGCACTTGGCAGGCTGTAAAGAATGGTGAGGTTAAAGGCTTCTCAATAGAAGGGTGGTTTACACCTATCACAGAGAGCAGCATGCAAGAGAAAGACTTAGAGAAGATCTTAGCTGAATTGGCTGCTGCCCTTGAAATGAATTTGTAATTTTTTCCACTAATAATTATAACACATGAACATGATTTCTGAAATTTTAGAAAAGTTCGCTCCAGCGCTTAGTAAGCATGGGGTGAAATTATCAGTAGAAGAGACTCCTGCCGCTGAGCCTGCAAAGGTTGAGATGATGGTAGAGGGTGCTTTAGCTGATGGTACTATGATCTATTCACCTGCTGCCGAATGGGTAGAGGGAGTAGAAGTATTCGTAATGGATGCAGAAGGCAATCCTACTCCTTTAGCTGATGGAGAATACACTTTGGATAACGGTAAGAAAATCGTTGTTACAGAGGGTAAAATAGCTTCTATTGCTGATGCTGAAGAGCCATCTACAGAAGTAGAGGTAACAGTAGAGCAAGAAGTAGCTGAGACTTACAGCAAAGAGCAAGTAGAAGGCTTACTTAAGAATATCATTACTGAGTTTGAAACTAAGCTTGCGGCTGCTGAAGCTAAAATAGTAGAGTTATCACAAGCACCGGCTGCTGTAACAGTTAAGCAATCTCGCCAAGTAGCTCAGCCTACTGCTGTAGACATGTCTCGCATGACATCACAGCAAAGAGCATTTGCAATTATCAATAAATTTAAATAAACACAAATAAAAACAAAACAAAAAAATGGCAACTAATTTGACCATTTCTTCGAGCTCTTATGCTGGCGAGTTAGCTCTGCCGTATATCAGCGCAGCAGTATTGTCAGGAGACACTATTGCTAACAACTACGTAACTGTTAAAGAGAATGTTAAGTACAAGATGGTACTTAAGACTCTTGCTTCTACAGGAATCGTTAAAGCATGGGGATGTGATTTCGACAATGCTGACTCTACCTTAACTTTGGCTGAGCGCGTATTGACTGTTACAGACCTAAAAGTAAATTTGGAAGTTTGTAAGGATCAATTCGCAAAAGATTGGGAAGCTGCTCAAACAGGCCGTGGATTTGCTAATGATAGCATCCCTGCTAACTTCGCTGATTTCTTAATCGCGCACCTTTCAGGTAAAGTAGCTGAGAACATTGAGTATACTTTGTGGCAAGGTAATTTCGAATCATCTTCTTACACTTCTTTCAACGGAATTTTGAAGGTATTGGATACTGCTAAATCAGGTACTCCTGATGTAGATTTCGCTAACGCTTTCACAAGTGGTAACGTAATCGCATCTCTTGAGACTTTGATGTCTGCTCTTCCTGCTGAATTGATTGGTGATACTTCAGTTAAGCTTTACGTTAACAGAAAGACTGCTCAACTTTACCGCCAAGCTTTATCAGCTTTGGGTTACTTACAACAGTTCAACGCTGCTGCTAACTACCCTCTAATGTTTGATGGATATGAAATCTATGTATGTCCAGGTATTCCTGATAACGTAGCTCTTTTCTCGAAGCCTGAAAACTTGTTCTTCGGTACTGACTTAGTATCTGATTTCAACGAGGTAAAGGTAGTAGATATGTCTACTACAGACGGTAGCGACAACGTAAGAATGGTTATGAAGTTCCGCGCTGGAACACAAGTAGCTATCCCTACTCAAGCTATCTTAGGATTTATGAATCCCTAATTAATACTCCTTTGTTAAAAGAGTGGGTTAGCTATGAGCTGCCCATTCTTTGCAAAGAATATTTTAAATAATTAAATAAAAAAAATAACATGAGCTGTCTAACTACTGCTGGCTTTCAAATAGCATGTAAAGAAGGTATCGGAGGAATTAAAGCAATTTACCTCGGAGCTTACGGAACATTTGCTAACACAGCTACAATTGATGGCACTACTAACATGGTAACAGCACTTGCTACCGGTAGTGTTTACGAATTCGAATTACCTAAGCACACAGGATCATTCACAGAAGAGGGTACAATCTCTATTGAAAACGGTACTGTTTACTACACACAGACTATCGTAGCTAACTTCCATGGAATGTCAGCTGCTCGCTCTTTGCAACTTCAAAACATTTCTAAAGGCCGTAACGTATTATTCGTACAGGATAATAACAACAACATTTGGATGTGTGGTTATAAAGATGGCGTAGAAGTAACTGCATTTACTACTCAAACTGGAACAGCTAAAGGAGACCTTAACGGATACACTATCACTTTCACAGGTGAAGAGAAAGATAAGGCTTATTTACTTGACCAAGATGCAGGTGATGCACCTTTCGCAGATTTTGCTACAGTAACTGTAGTAGCAGGTACATTGTAAATAAAATTGTGCTATATTTAAAGCATGATTTATTTACTCAAAAATACAGCAGCACAGCTCCTCTACCTTACACTAAAGGAAGGGGAGCTTTTGCTTGCTAATACTTATACTCATTATCTGCTTGAATTAACTAACGAGCAGACACTTCAAAAGCTTTACGCTATCCCAACTAAGATAGCAGAGAATGATAGGTATACTACCATTCAGATTGGCACGAATGCCAACACACCTTTAGCTGCAAGCTTACTAATTAACTACCCAGCACGATTCTCTTACATCGTTTATGGGCAGAATAGCAGCACTAATTTAGATCCAACTAACGCGGCAGTAGAAGGGGTAATAGAGAAAGGATATTTGATTGTAGAAGATATTACTACTCCTCGCTTTACTGAGCCGAACTTAACAATAGATAACGACATCACATACAATGGATAAGATTTCAGCACCAATGCTTGTTAACTTGGGAGCAGCTATGCCTCAGGAAGCAGTAGAAAAGGAGACACCTAAAGGCTTTGTTACTTTTGGAGAATCAAATCTTTTTCCAAATTATTTGATAGATTTATATTACAGTTCACCTGTTCACTCTGCATTAACCATGAGCATAGCGTTCATGATTGCAGGCAAAGAGTTTAAGAGCACTAATCCTGCTGCACAGCGCGAGATAGATAGACTTAAATTAAATGCAATTAGAAGGCCTATTACGTTAGATGCTAAGATGCATGGAGGTTATTACTTAGAAATCATTTGGAGCGTAGATAGAAGCACGATAGCTAAGATTAATCACTTGCCTTATGAGAATGTAAGGTTAGCTGTGGCTAATGATGAGGATGTTATACCGGGTGTATATTATTCGAAAGATTGGAATGACACTCGCAAAAAGAAAAACATTCCTGCGTTTATTCCAATGTTCAATACTACAACGAAAGCAGATGAGCCTTCTCAAGTGCTATTTGTTGGTATAATGACACCAGGCAGCGCTTACTATCCTAAGCCTGATTACTATAGTGCTATCAATTACATCGAAATCACTCGCGACATCAGCGAATTTTACCGAGCTTTTTTAAG